TTTGCTGACGTTTATTTAGGCCCCAAGTCTTCTGATCCAACTTTACGAAATGACGGGTCTGCTTTACAAGCTGGAGATTTATATTTTAATACCAGTGATAATTTGGTTAACACATACGACGGTAATCAATGGTTTACTTCGTTTGCAACATTATCTGGCGCATTAGTCGCCTCCAATAATTTATCAGACCTAACTAACGTTTCTGATGCACGCGAGAATCTTAATCTTGGAGCGACAAATAGCGTCCAATTTGACTCTCTCGGTATAGGCACGTCAGCTTCTGGTACGTCTGGTGAGATTCGCGCAACCGGCGACATTACTGCGCATTTTTCTGATGATCGGCTGAAGACTCGCCTCGGGGGGATTGAAGACGCGCTTGAAAAAGTCTGCTCGCTGGACGGGTTCTACTACGAGCCTAATGACACGGCGGTTGAGTTAGGTTACGAGCGCAACAAACAGGTTGGCGTCTCGGCCCAATCTGTAGACAATGTACTACCAGAAGCGGTCAAACCTGCGCCGATCTCTGATAAATACCTTACGGTGCAGTATGAAAAGCTGGTGCCGATGTTGATCGAAGCGATTAAAGAACTTGAAGCTCGCGTCGCTAAGCTAGAGCTTAAGGAGTAAAAACGATGCCGACAAAGCTAAAATCTACGGGTGTTGAGTTTCCTGATGGGACTACTCAAACTACAAAAGCAGAAGGAGACATTCCTTCCGGCACCCGGATGCTCTTTTATCAAGCCAGCGCCCCGACCGGCTGGTCACAGGTAACATCGGTAAACGACAAAGTTCTCCGAGTCGTGGACTCTGGGGGCGGCACGACTGGCGGCAGCTGGACGATCTCCGGCCTGAGTGTCGATGGGCACTCTCTGAGCGAATCAGAACTGCCAAGCCACAGTCACGATTTCAGCGGCAGCGGGAATACTTCTTCTGACGGCAGCCATAGTCATACGGGCTCGACGAATACGACCGGCAGTCATCGACATAGTATTCTCCGAACCTCCGGCACTGAATTTACTGAATTTGATCAAGTAAGCAATAAAAAGTTCGGAAATGGGGTTTCATTTTCCTCATCTGGCCCCGACGGGAATTGGATATCGCTTTCTGGTAACCATTCTCACAGCCTTTCCATCAACTCCAACGGTAGTCACTCTCACTCCTTCAGCGTCTCTGGTGATACTGGAAACACCGGCGGCAATAATTCGCATAGCCACGGTATAAGCCACAACGGCAGTTGGCGTCCAGCTTATGCCGACGTAATCATCTGCGAGAGGGATTAACAATGGCACCGGAACCTAAGTGCCCAATCGCTAATATGGTCTGCCCCCGTAATAACGACCCGTCGAAAGGCAAATACTGCCCGGCTTGGACAGAATATACGGAGACCAACCATCAGACCGGCGAGGACCGTGTTCAGAAAGAGTGCATGTTCACGGCCATGCCCAAGTTCATGGCCCACACTCTGGCCGCCGCCAACCGCCCGGCGGCTGCAATCGAATCAACCCGTAACGAACTAGCGGAAGGCTTCAACAAAGTCGCAAACGTGATGCAGACCCTCCCTCAGCTACAGCAGGAGAAAAACAATGGCAACGGATAAACCTACAAAGCCGGAGTGCGGTGAGTTTCAGACCGTTGAGTGGGACGAGGCAACCAATTATTGGCTAATTCGAGACCTAACAGAATCTGAGCTTGAGGAAAAATTCCCGCCTGAGCCTGCACCCAAGCCTGATTTGGCGGAAGAAGCTAGGGGGGAGCGTGATCGCCTATTAGATGAGTCTGATTGGACGCAGCTTCCTGATGCTCCTGTTGCGGACACACAGGCGTGGGTTAATTACCGGCAGCAACTTCGTGACGTGCCACAGCAGGAAGGGTTCCCGACAGATATTGATTGGCCAACAAAGCCTGAGTAGCTTAAATGTTTAGCTCATTTCCATTTTTGCCTGCAGCGTTTTTCAAAGTCGCAGACGTTCTTGTTAACGTCACGTTTTCGTCACAGGTGTAGGCCACCGAATATTGTTTAATTTGTGACAGGCACTTCGTGTAATGCCACAGCAAACTGGGGTTTCTACGAAGATTAAATTGCCGACTAGACTAGGAGAAAAAAATGGCTCGCAAAGGTTTATATGCCAACATAAACGCTAAACAAAAACGCATTGCAGCAGGTTCGGGCGAACGAATGAAACGAAAAAACGAGGCAGGACGACCCACAGCTAAAGACTTTAAAAAGTCGGCTAAGACGGCAAAGAAAAAGTAGGTGCATCATGACTAAGAACGAACAGGAGCGCATAGCGGTGTTGGAAACCCAGCACGAGCAGCTAAGCAAACAGCTGCAGGAAATGCGCCAAGACCTAAAGGACATTAAAAAAGCAGTCACGTCATGGCGTGGCATTGTCCTTGGTATTTTCGTTACAGTCAGTTTTATCTGGACAGGGTTGCTTGGCCTCTGGAACATGCTCAAGCATAAAATTGCGGGATGAACATTGTCGTACTTGCAGCGCTGCTAACCTGTACCACAGGCGAAGCTCGTTGCACGTCTTTTGAAACGCAAACCATGACCGTCGTAAATATCTGCGACGTTGAGCCTGAGTCGGCTGGGGCAGAGCCGGTTAAGTTTAAAGCCCGCGTTCAGGGCAAGTTATACCAGGTTAAGATCAGCCCTGCCTGCGAACGGACATAAACTATGGGCCACTTTAAGCACGAAATTCATTCTCCCCATGCAATGCTTGAGATTGCGCACCGCCGCATAGCAGGAGCGCAGCAGGTTCAGTTGTTTGGTTTTAACCGTAACATTGAGACTGCTTACGAAACCGTTTGGAACAACGGCGGTGGAATTTACACATTCCCTACTCAGCCGCTTACCATGAGTCTTTCTTCTACCAGCGCTAGTGACACCATGCCTGTGCTTTTGCAGGGCTTAGACGCCAGCTACGAGCCTATAGACGACATCTTTACGCTAGACGGCACAAGCGCAGTGACCAGCAACATCCCGTTTTTTCGGATTAACAACGCTGTGATATTGTCTGGCGAGAATGCTGGGGACATCAGCGTTACCAATGGTGGCACAACGTATGCCTACATTGAGGAAACACTGGGCAGCAGCCAAGGCATTGTGTACACAACCCGCGCTAATCACTCGCTCTATGTTTTTACGGCTAACTTTACGTCTGGCACTGTAAACGGAAACAAGTTTTTGTTTAGCCGCGCGTGCCAAGGCAGCAGCAACGGGCGTACTTTGCATTTTTGGGAGTCTACGTTTCAACAAGACATTCGCTTTGACGTGACCGTTCCGTTTCGGGTGCCACCCAAGACTGACTTCACCATTGAGGCCAAGTCGAGCAGCGACTCAAACGAGCTTTCAATATACATCGGGGCTGTATTGTTAGAGGAAGACACATGAACCTAAACACTATCCGCGATCAGCTATTAGAGCATGAGGGCTGCGTTCTGCACGCCTATGAGGATCACCTTGGCTACCTGACCATTGGCGTTGGGCGATTGATTGACAAGCGCCGTGGCGGTGGTATCACAAAAGACGAGGCTATGTTCTTGCTTGATGCTGACATCGCACGCGTGGTTAATGGTTTGCGCCAAGAACAGGGATTCACGGGCTTTCCTGACTCAGTCAAAGAGGCTTTGGTTAACATGGCCTTCCAGCTAGGCCACAACGGCGTGATGAACTTTAAAAAAATGTGGGCCGCACTGCGCGAGAGTGATTTTGATAAAGCCGCTGACGAGGCCTTGGATTCTTCTTGGGCAGAGCAGACGCCAGAGCGGGCCAAGGAAGTCTCGGAAATGATACGGAGCGCGTCATGATACAGCAGCTACTAGCAGCAGGAATGGGCCAGGCCGTAGACAAAGTTCTTGGTCGATTCTTTGAGGACAAAGACCAAGCCGCGCAGGCCGCGCAGGAGTTACGCCTTGCAATGCTGGCGCACGAGAAAACCGCAAACGAGCTGGCGCGTGATGTGGTAGTCGCAGAGGCCAAGTCGGGGCATTGGATTACCAGCGCTTGGCGACCCATCGTTATGTTGATGTTTGCTGTTATGATTGCAAACAATTATATTATTGCCCCATACTTAGACGCGATACTTGGAACAAGTGTCATGTTTGACATGCCCGACCAGGCATGGAGCCTACTTAGCATCGGCCTTGGCGGATACGTCTTAGGCAGAAGCGGTGAAAAAATTGCGAGGGAAGTGCGCAAAAAGGGGTAAAAATGAGCATGTTTGGGCCTAAGGGCGTAACAGACTCTCAGATTCTAGCTGCTATTGAGCAGACTGGAACTCAAACTGGGGCAGCGGCCTTTCTTGGAATCAACTCACGCACCCTGCAGCGCAGGCTGAAACACATAAAGCAAGGGACTAGCGTAGAGCAGAAAGCCCAGGCTTTGCAGCAGTTTCAGCAGCGTAATGATGAGATATTCAAAGGCCGGTCAGTGTTGTGGAATCCTGCAACCGGCGAGCAAAAGCTAGAATGGTACAAGACTGACCGCGACAAGCAGGCCCAGTACGAGGCCATGAAAAAAGCCATAGATGCTCTCAAAGAAGACATCCCGGCAGTTCCTAAAATTCCCAAACCTTCCGTTGCCGAAAATAAACTTCTTAATCTATTTATTCTGACCGATGCCCATATCGGGATGCTGGCTTGGGGCGAGGAGACAGGCACAGACTGGGACACCAAGCTCGCTGAGGACATGATCCTCAAGTATTTTGTTGCTGCGATTGATCGAGCGCCCAAGGCGCAGCGCGCGGTGTTTGCGCAAATGGGTGACTTCCTGCACTACGACGGCATTGAAAGCGTGACGCCAGCAAGCGGCCATCAGCTAGATACTGACACGCGCTTTGCCAAGCTGGTGCGCGTAGGCATCAGGGTTACAAGGCAGATCATTGAGATGCTGCTGGCTAAGTACCCGCTGGTGGACGTGGTTATGGCTGACGGAAATCATGACCCCGTGAGTGAGATATGGCTGCGAGAGTCTTTTGCTGACCGATACCGCAACCAGCCTCGTTTATTTATAGACCAGTCTCCCGCGCCGTTCTATGCCATCGAGCATGGCAGCACGTCGCTGTTCTTCCATCACGGTCACCTAAAGAAAATAGAACAGATCGACCGGGCCATCACCGCTGAGTTTCGGGAGGTGTTTGGGCGCACTAAAAATAGTTACTGCCACGTTGGTCACCTGCATCACCACATCGTCAAAGAAAGCGAGTTAATGACGGTGGAGCAACACAGCACACTGTCGGCCAGGGATGCCTACGCCAGTCGCCACGGGTGGAAATCTGCTAGACAAGCGCAGGTGATAACGTATCATAAGAACCATGGGGACGTTGGCAGAATCGTCCTTACACCTGAGCAACTTGAAGGAAAATAATATGCCTAAAGGTATGGGTTACGGTAGCAAGTCTGGCGGTATGAAGTCAGGCGGTATGAAGTCGAGCAAGTCTGGCATGAGCAAGTCGAAGTCAGGCGGCATGAAGAAAGGCAAGAAGTAATCCCCCTAAGCAGCCCGTCGCTTATGCTTCCCACTTGGCGG